TATCGCCACTATCTCCGAGTGTGACTGTGCCACAATCTGTTGTTGGTGTAATTTTGTTAACTTTAACTTCACTCATATTACCTATTGAAATTTGTACCTTATTATTACTACTCCTGAACCGCCGTTTCCACCACCATATGGAGCTGCGTTTCCTGTTCCACCGCCACCACCACCACCAGTGTTTGCTGTTCCGTTTCCTGCTTGAGTTGATCCTGCTCCACCTCTTCCACCTCCTCCTGGAGTTGCTGGTGTTGAAGTACCAGGTGATGATGCTCCACCTGAACCGCCTGATGCTCTAACCACCGGTGATCCATTAATATTTGTTGTTGTTCCTGCTCCACCTGCTCCACCTGTTCTTTGAGGGCTTCCACCGACTCCACCGACTCCACCAGCACCACCACCGCCACCACCTGCATGGCTTCCTGTTGCTTGAGAATTTCCACCATTATTACCTTGAGGGGGACTGACTGGAGGTGTATTACCTACTCCACCTACACCTGGACCACCTTGACCTACTGCACCTGCACCTGAACCACCTGTCATATTGATGTTAGGTGATTTAATTCCTCCACCACCTGTTGATGTAATAGAACTAAAAATTGAAGAATTTCCTCTAGCAGCACAATCAGATGTAGCAGCTCCACCTGTTCCCCCACTTCCTACTGTTACTGGAATTGCTCCTGGTGAAATTGATAAAGAAGTTGAACTTGCTAAAGGACTAGCTGTATATGATCCAGATGTGGTTGCACAGTGAGATTCTCTATAACCACCTGCTCCACCTGAACCTCCGTGGTCTGGTCCTCCACCGCCACCACCTGCAATTACCATATAATCTGCTTTTGCTACTGGACCTCCTCCAGCTGAAACACAAAAAGTTCCCGGCCCTGTAAATGTGTGAATTTTAAAATCTCCGCAAGTTGTTACTGTTCCACCTGTAGCTGAAATAAATACGTTTTTTTCTGATGAACCAACATTTTCATTAACAGGTACCCAACCTTGGGTTGCATCAACATAAACTACAGTTAATGTATTTCTATTTTCATTAATTGCACCATCGTTAGCTACTCCTTCAAAATTAGAACCATTTCTTCCTAAAGTAATAATATTAGTTCCAGCTGTTCCTGCATAGTCTGCGACAGATACAATATCTCCCGCACTTGGAGAGGCTGGAAGTGTTACAGTTATAGCTCCACTTGTCGTGTTAACAAAATATCCGTTTCCACTAACTGCTGTGAAAGCTGCAGTTTTAGCTGTTGTATCCCAATTTACTGTACCTGTTCTACCAAAACCTGTCTGACTTGCACCTGATGCAAGAGTAACGGTATCGCCACTTGCACCTAGTGTAATTGTGTTTGAATCTTCTTTGATGATGTTAGCACCGCATTGATTCTGAATATTGTCTACTTTAATTGTACTTGCCATAATTTTTACCTATTGAAATTTGTACCTTATTACCACTATACCAGATCCGCCAGTTCCACCACCAACATCATTACCTACACCACCTCCACCGCCACCACCGCTGTTAATAGTTCCTACTCCAGCAGGGTTTCCACTAGCGCCACCACCACCTAAAGATGCACCTATAGCAGGTGTGCATAATCCACCACCGGATCCACCGCCTGCAAAATATTGAACACAAGAAGAGCATACACCCGTTCCTGGACTCCATACATTATTTTCAAATCCAGCACCAGAACCACCAGCTCCACCAACTTTTGGACCAGAAGGTCCACCAGCAGCACCAGCAACAATTGCACCTCCACCACCACCAGAACCACCAGAAGTTGGTCCTCCACCGTTTCCACCATTAGTACCTTGAGCTGGGCTAACGGGAGGTGTATTTCCTGTTCCACCACAAGCAACAGAGCAATTCCCTCTTCCACCAGCGCCTGAACCACCATCACTTCCATTTCCTCCACCTGGTGCAGGAGGGGAATTATCTACTCCACCACCGCCACCACCGCCACCAGCGGATGTGATTGTTGAAAAAATTGAATTAGAACCATTTGATCCGTGTGGTGCACAACCAGCAGATCCATTTCCTGGACCTGGAGCAGTTCCTCCACCACCAACTGTTATTGGATATCCTTGTGCTGATACTGGTAATCCAGCAACTCCACAAACTAAAGGTTTAGCAGGAGCACATCCTATACTGAATGTAGTTGCAGAAGCACGAAGACCTCCAGCACCACCTCCAGCACCAGCATCTGCTCCTCCACTTCCACCACCAGCGACTACTAAATAATCTACTGTAGCTGAAAGAGGATTCCCTACTCCAACACTAGAAACTGTAAAAGTTCCTGGGCCTGTAAATTTATGAATTTTAAAATTCCCACAAGTTGTAATTGTTCCTCCTGTTGCAGACATAAAAGTTTCAGCTGTAATATTTGATGTTGAGTCTTGAACATTTTTCCAACCCTCTGTGTCATCCACATACACAAAAGTGACTGATTGACCTTCTGTGTTTAAAACGGCATCTGCATTTACTCCACCAATTTTTTGAGAACCATTTGGTGAAATAGTTAAATTATGTGTTTGAAAAGTGTTTGTATAATCTACAACAGAAACAATATTACCAGCAGTTCCTGCAGGTAGATTCATTGTAAAAGCGCCGCCTGATGTATTTGCAAAATACCCTTCACCATTAGCAGCTGTAAAAGTAGCTGTCTTGATACTTCCTGTTTGCCAATCAACAGTTCCTGTTCTACCAAAACCTGATTGACTAGCACCACTAGCTAAAGTTACTGTATCACCAGAAGCACCTAGTGTTAAGGTAGTTCCGCATTGTGGTTCGATTGCATTTACTTCTATCTTACTCATTAAATAATTACCAATGTCCCTGTTACTGTTTGTGTTCCAGTAATAGTTACTGGTCCTGCTAATACGCCTGAATCAAGAGTTTGGTCTTCGTCTAAAGTAGAGGCGTGAGTTACAACAAATCCTGTTGCTGTCATCACAGGTGATACAGTTCTCTTTGCAGGTAATGTACAAAATACATTTTTAGTTCCCGCTGAAAAGTTTACTGCAGCATCACTGTTAGATGATGATATAATTGTTGTTCTTGATAAAGTGTCAGGAGTTGCATCAGTTACTGTACCAATACCAACCTCATACTCACCAGCTGAATTTAATTCAATTGCATAGTAAGTTGTATTACCAGTTCCAATTCCTGCAACGAAACTTTCATAGCCAGTTTCCGCACCAGCTAGACTCAAAGTTCCTGTTCCAGTAGTTGTACTAGTTTCTTTAACTCTATCGTTAATTACTAAAGCCATTTCTACTCCAAAATTTTATTACGCGTCGCCAAGTCTAATGATTGCATTAGAAGAATCAGCAGTTGGAAACTGAACAACGAAATCACCGTTAGTTGCAGTTTTTGTTCCGCCAAAGTCTAGAACTAATACAGCTTCATTACTTGAACCTTTATAAATCAGTGCTCCTGTTGCTGATAACGTTACAGAACTAAAAGTAGAATCTGCAAAGTCAACGTATGCAATGTTACTTGATATAGCTACACCATTATTAGTTAGAGTATTACCACCCGCTGTATAGTTTGTACCAGATGAAGAAACTTCATTAGTAGTTGTATAAGCAGTTGTTGAAGTACTAAAACCAGTAATATTACTGTAGAGTGCAAGTTTAAAAGTTGATCCACCAGATGAATCAAAATCAAACGTACCACCAAGTAGGTCTGTTTTAAAAGAGTCAGGTACTATATTTGCCATTTAATTGTCTCCTTAATTTATTTATGGTGATGGTGATTTAAGAGGTGTACGAATAACTCCATCTTGATATTCGTCTCGGCGTCTACGACCTTGTTGTTCGATCGCGTACGATTGTAAAGCTCTTTTAAAAGATCCTTCGTAGTATTGTAACATATCTGCAGGACCTTTCAAGTATCCATATGCTTCTACCAGACAAGCGTACAAAAGTAAATCCTGATATTTATTAGATGTATAAGTCCCTTGAGTACTTCCTGGTGAAGCTGTTATTGAATCTGGTTGTTTTGTATAAGCTAAAGTTATTAAATTTGTACTATTTGGAGTAGGTGCTACTACCCAATAATTAGCATCCCAATTAGCATAATATTTTGGAATACCAGAAGCTGTTCCTGGGGTATCATAAAAAGTTGCCATATAACTTGTATCTTTTTTTTCTAAAAAAGTTTGATTTCCAGCAGCATCTGTTAATTGTACATATCGAATAAATCTTAAATCAGAAGGTATCGTTACATATCTACTTCCAGCTGCTAGATTTGATGTAGCATAAAATCTGTTATCGTCAGAGTCAGCCTCTCTATAAATTCTGTTTTCAGCATTTTTAATTATAGTATTTAAAACACCTGTAGATAAAACATTACTATCTACTTCAGTGTAGTTTCTTACATCATCTTGTAAATTTGTTAAAGTATAAGCCATTACTCTGATTCTCCATGTTTTCTACGTATTTTTTCTTGTTTGTCTGTTCTCACTTCTTCATACATTTCAAGGTGAGGATCTTGTTTCTCAGGTGTGAATATATTTTTAATCCAATTAATAAATTTTTTAATCATGCGCTTATTGTTATAGGACCAACGGAACAACCGTAGCCTCCTCCTTTAATACTTCCTGTTGTAGCAGTATCCGAATTAACTGTAAAGAAGAAGAAATTAGATAAAGCATAGTCTGTTGTAACTCTTGCACCATTGTCATAAAGACCGGTTGTTATAGCATAACCAGATCCTTGACCTATTTGTACTCCTGTTATTCCATCAAAGTTTGGAATTGTTGCATAAGCAAACACAGGATTAGTTGGAGTTCCTGTTCCAGGAGATGTTGTAGGTGAACCTCTAAATAAATAAGTTGTACCATTTGTTAAACCATGTCCCGGTACATTTACATTTATGATTCCTGATCCTGCTTGGTATGTTTCAAACCCATCTTGTGGAATTATTACAGTTGTAATTGGTTCTGCTCTATCTGGTCTTACTTGTAATAATGCAACACCATCACCACCAATTGGTTTAGGTTCAAGTTGTGGTTGCTTAGGTTCATACTCTGTGTAGTGAACAAAAGAGCCATTCCATTCTCTAACCATTTCTTTATATGGAAATTCCATACCCGATCTATCTGAAATAGCTTTTGAATGTTTTCCTGTTGCGTACTTAGACATTAAGTTCCTGGGTAATAAGCTTTAGGTGTAATAAATGTACTTGAAGCTGAACCATCTTCTTGTAATGCTCTTTGAAATTCATCTTCATATAATAACTTTAAATTTTGAGTTAATTGTGGAGCATATTTCATAGATAAGTAATAAGTTAAACCTGAAACCATACAAGGTATGAATCTAAAAGGCATATCGGTTGCATTAGTGTAAGCCCCAATATCTTGAATTCTTTTTATATAATAGAAATGCATATCTTTAGATGCATTAGTTGAATCTGGTGTAGGATAAACATTAATACTAACATGATCAATAAATCTTTGTACCCAATATTGGTTAGGTGTACCTTTAGAAAGTTTATTGGAAAATGCAGCATATGTTGATCTATCAACTTTAGTCATAGGACTATCTGATTGATCTGTTGCTGTTCTATTGGATCTTAATTGTGCTTCAAGGACATCGGACATTCCATAAATACCATTTGGATTTGATGTAGCACTAGTACCATCAGCTGCTTCTCTAAAAAATTTATATTCAGCCTGTCCTTCAATTAAATCAAGATCAAGTTCCCCTATTTCCCAATAGTGAATACCTCTATTACCCCATTCTTGAAGCATTATATTTAATGATCTTCTTGAAGTTTTTAATTGGTATCCTGAAACTTGTTGAATACCTATTCGTTCAAAAGCTTCTTCTACTATTTCATCAATAGAAAAAGTTTTATCAAAAGTAGTTGTTCCAGAGGTAGTGTTAGCCATTTAGCCTCCTAGCCAGTATATCCGATAGTAACAGATCCTGTTCCAGTTACATCTGCATAGATAGTAGTTTCAAATCTAATACCATTTCCAGGCATATACATATCTAACCCTTCACTTCCAAAAGTAGATTCAAATACAATAGCTCCAGATGCAGTTGCTGCATCATAAAGTTTTATATTTGTAACTCCTGTAGCTTGAATGTATGTAACTCTAGCAGGACCAATATTAGTAGATCCTCCTGAAGCAGTTTTTACCTGTCCGTCAGCTGTAAGTGTTGTAAATTTTTGGTCTGATGACATATTGTTTTCTCCTATTAAATTTAAGTGGGGCCGAAGCCCCACACTAATTATTTATTAAGCTTCTTTAGCAAATACACCTTGCACATCAACAATCGTCCAATGAGTTGTTGAGTTTAAAGATGCACATACTACAAAGTCACCAACTTTTGATGTTGTTTTTGTATTAATAAGATCTTTATTATCTGTTAAAGATCCAGCATACAAAATACCATCATTAGCATTTGGGCTAATAGTTAAAGTGTTAGTTCCATCTTGAGCAGTGTTTACAAAAGTAAAAACTCTTCCGATAGAAATTGCAGGTAAAGTAAATACCACACCATCAGTTGATGATGTAAAAGTTTTACCAGAATCTGCGTTTGCTACTGTGTAGTTAGCTGATTTGTTTTCTAGATTGAATCCAGTTAAACCTGCTTCGTTAAATTTACCTTGCAGTACTGGTCCTCTAAATAGTGTTTTAGCCATGATTATTCTCCTAGTTGTATTCTACATAGTCTCTAGGCCGTCGACTATACTGCGTCCATGCAGAATATTAATTAATGTATAGTAAGTAATTTATATACTAGTTTTGAGTAGAGTGCAAGAGATCCTGTAGTGTGGATGGTGTTTTCCAACGATGTAGCTTTTTATTAAGTAGCTACTGAAACTTCAGGAGCAGAACCTTCAACGTTGTTCTGAGTGTGAGCGATTCTAGCTTCTTCAAGCTTGATATCTGTGATGATCTGTTTGACTTTATCGTCAATTCTAACCATCTCAAGAGTATATCTGTTATTATCCAGATGCTCCTGTTCCCACTTCAACTCCAAGGACCTTTTTGCTTTGTATAGGTCTTGTATCATCTATAACCTCCTCATAGGTTATTCTATTTACCTTGTTATCATAGCTGACT